TAGGCGGCCTAGACCTGGGGTTAGAACGCGCTGGTATGCGAGTCATCTGGCAAAGTGAAATAGACCCATACGCAAACAGAGTGCTAAAGAAGCACTGGCCGGAGGTGCCCAACCTTGGAAACATCAAAGACATTGACTGGCAATCCGTGGAACGACCTGCCGTTATTTGCGGAGGGTATCCCTGTCAGCCTTTCAGTACAGCAGGTAATCGCAAAGGTGAAGAAGATTCTCGCCACCTGTGGCCTTGGGTACGACAAGCCATTAGCGAACTACGACCCCAGTACGCAATTCTGGAGAATGTCAGAGGGCATCTTTCCCTCGGGGGAACGACCGTCATTGCCGACCTTGCCTCCATCGGGTATGACGCGGAGTGGCGCATTGTTTCAGCAGCCAGCGTGGGAGCCAATCACCGGCGCGACCGCATCATCATCGTTGCCTACCCCAACAGCGAACGAACACAAGTTCCGTTTGCAGGGAGACAGTCAGGCATCGCATTGTTTCGAAGCAATGGCGAGGCGGGGCGAGTTGGCGATGTGGCCGACTCCAACGACTCAGGAAGTGGAACACCCCGACGCACAATTGACGGAAACGGGCAGGAGGAAAAGCAAGGATGGCACGACCTCGCACAGTCTGAACTTGGCGGATGCAGTCAAAATGTGGCCGACTCCTACAGCAGACGAAGCCAAGAATGCGTATTCAACAACATCGCAATTCAACAACTTGCGAACGCAAGTGGGAGCATCACCGCAAACTGGGAAACTGAACCCGACGTGGGTCGAGTGGCTAATGGGATTCCCAACCGGGTGGACAGACTTAAAGGACTCGGAAACGCAGTAGTACCACAAGTCGCCGAAGTCATCGGCAGGCTTGTGGTAGAACACGCCACCCACAACTGAATCCACCCATGGCCTCGTACGGGTTTGCACTGTGCAGGTATTACACCAGGGGACTGGGGTAGAGCCCCGTGCGCGGGGTGCAGCGTACGAACGACACAAACGCGAATGGCGACCGTCCCACACGAGTGAACATCCGGCGGCCAGAGAGACATACTCAAACAGCGGGGGGACTGCGACCCGAGCACCCGACGTCGACACCCAGGCGCAAGCCCCCCGGGGGGCGCAGCGCAACAGGGGGGATGTTACGCTCCCAGCTGGAGAACACGATTACATGCCAGCACGAACAAGCAACACCGCCTACCTACAGGCCCGCGCCGCAATCCTCGCCGGCTCCCCCCTCTGCCACTGGTGCGGCACAGCCCAAGCAACCGAAGCAGACCACCTCATCGAGCACGACGCCGGAGGCACCGATGACACAAGCAACCTCGTACCCGCCTGCAAACCCTGCAACGGCCGACGCGGCGCCCGCTACAAAGCCCGACGCGACGCCAATATCAAAGCCCGCCGCGAACAAGCCGTCAACGCAAACGCCTTTTTTACTGGCAATGACATGCCCCCGCACCCTCCATTCGCCGTGTTTGTTGCGAACCAGCCAGGACTGGCAGTGATTGGCGCTGACCAGCTCGATGCAGCTCCGACCGGTCGGGAGCAGCCCCGGTTGGAGTCAGGCAGGTTTGGGGAAGATTCGTTTGGGCCAGTTGTAGCTGCCTGGGCTGAACGGCACCTTATGGCACTTATGCCCTGGCAGGTGTATGCGGTTACCGGGATGCTCGAACATGAGGGCGGTGAGCTGCGCCGGCGAGAGGCACTGGTGTCTACAGCCCGCCAGCAGGGCAAGTCTGTCCTGTTGACCTCGATGATTGGCTGGTGGCTGACGGAGCATGCCGCCAACCTGGGCCGACCCCAGCACGTCCTATCCACCGCCAACCAGCTCGACCGCGCCGAGGCAATCTTCAGCACCCTGGCCCCGATTCTGGTGGAACGGTTCGGCGGGAAACAGATTCAGCAGATTGGCCGCAAGAAGGTCACTATGCCGGACGGGTCGACGTGGGAGATTCGGGCGGCGTCTAGCCGGTTGCACGGCGGTTCGTATGACCTCATCGTGGTGGACGAGCTGTGGAACATCAGCCCCGCCACGATGGACGAAGCGTTGCGGCCCTCAATGATTGCCCGACCCAACCCGCTGCTCGCAGCCTTTTCCACAGCTGGGGATATGTCCAGTCACAGCATGATTCACATGCGGGAACAGGCGCTGGCAGACATTGACAACGGCAACCTGACCGACACCTACTTTGCGGAGTGGTCGATGCCGATGGGGGCCGACCCCAAGGACGAGCGCTGGTGGGGTTGGGCCAATCCCGCCCTCGGCACCACCGTCACTCTGGCCGCGCTCCGGGCAGCCGCCAAAAAGGAGTCGTTCTTGCGGGCGCACCTCAACCAGTGGATTACGACCCGGGGCGCAATGCTTGACCCGGGTGTGTGGGACAGCTGCACCACCGACCGCCCGATGCCTGGCGGCGGCGTACTCGCCATTGACTCATCGGTCGATGAGGCCCGGTATGTCGGCACCCGCGCCACCGTCGCCGACGGCCAAATCATGGTCGACGTCGAGTTCGTGGTCGACTCCGAGGAAGCCATGTGGGACGAGGTTGCCCGAGTCATGGCCGACAAGACCGTCAACCTGGCGGTGACCCCAACCCTGGAGATTCACCTGCCGCCCGAGCTGGCCCGCCGTGCTGGCACCGTCGGCTACGGGGAACTCATCAAATACACGAGCTTGGTGCGCGGCATGATTCAGGAAGGCCGCGTCGTGCACACCGGGGCGCGCACCCTGTCCGAGCACATGAACCGCGCGGTCGGTGTTAAGACTGCGCAGGGCTACGTCCTGTCATCGCAGAAATCTCCCGGCCCTATCGAGGTGGCCCGCACAGCTGTCTGGGCCATCGCCCTCGTAAGCCGTCCGCAAACAAAACAGAAACCCATGCTTGTGGTTTCCTAGTGCTGTATGGTGACCGCGGCGGCCCCGTGTCGGGCGGTGGCCACCACATCGAGACATGGCACTGTTTACACGCAAAGAAACCAAAGCGCAGATTTCACCGGCCGAGCCAGCGGTGCGCGCAGCTGTCGGCGGGTACAACCCCAACGCCGCAGGCGTGTCCCTCATCGGCCAGTACTACACCTACCAGGAAGGCGAGGCCCGCAACCGCGCCATGCAGGTGCCAGCCATCAGCCGCGCCCGCGACCTCCACGCAAGCGTGCTGTCGTGCATGCCGCTCAAAATGTACCGGGAACGCTGGAACGCTGACGCCCGCGAAATGGAAGACGAAGACCTGGCACCCCGGTCGTGGCTGCGCCGCCCCGACCCGTCCATCAGCTACGAAACGTTTGTGTCCTGGCTGTTTGACGACCTGTTCTTCTACGGCCGCGCATTCCTGTACGTCACCAGCCGCACCCAAGACGGCTACCCCGCGTCGTTCACCCGACTGCCAACTGGCTCGATTACGACCCCCGACCAGACCGGCCCCGTCTGGTACGCCCCCAGCAACGAGTTGTACTTCAACGGTGAAATGCTCGACCCCGCAAACGTCGTGCAATTCATCGGCGCCAGCCAAGGCCTGATTTACAGCTCAGAACAGACAATCGCCACCGCCCTACGCATCGAGGACGCCCGGCTACGCAACGCCGCTTCTTCAATACCCTCAGGCATCCTGCGTCAGGTAGGTGGCGAACCTCTCAGCGCCCAAGAATTGGCCGACTTGTCAGCGGCGTTTAACGCGGCCCGGTCATCCAACCAGACCGCAGCCCTCAACGAATTTTTGACGTACGAGCCGACGTCGGCCACCCCCGACAAAATGCTGCTCATCGAGTCGGCCCAATTTTCGGCGCTGCAAATGGCACAGATTGCAAACATCCCGCCGTACCTGCTGGGTGTTCCGACCGGCTCATACGCGTACACAAACAGCAAAGAGTCCCGCTGGGATTTGTGGCTCTACGGAACCAAGAGCTACGCCGAAGTGATTGCGTCCACGCTCAGCTCCAACAGCATCCTGCCTAACGGCACCTACGTCGAATTTGACTACGAGGCGTACCTTGGCGAGATGGACGACGCAAACACCTCACGCGAAATGGTCGACGTCGAGGAAAACACCCAGGAGGAAATGGCGTGATTCGCTTTACTTCAGATTCTGTCAGCGTTCAGGCCAAGAAAGGCGAGGACGGCGAGCGCCGGATAGACGCCATCGCAGTGCCCTACAACGTGTTTGCCGCCGTGTCGGGCGGGCAGGAAGTCATGTTCAAGCCAGGCAGCCTGCCGGTCGACGGCAAGGCACCCCGCGTTTTCATGTACCACGACTCCAGCAAGCCCGTCGGCATCGTGGCTGAGCGCGTCGACACCGACGAGGCCATGCTGGCATCCATGAAAATCAGCCGCACCGCCCTCGGCGACGAGGCGCTGGTGCTTGCAGCCGACGGCGTCATGGACGTGTCCGTCGGTGTCAACCCGATTGAGTACACTGAAGACAAACAGGGCCGCATGATTGTCACCAAAGCTGAGTGGATGGAATTGTCACTTGTTCCCATACCGGCGTTCGCAGGTGCTACCATCACAGAAGTAGCCGCGCAAGCAGCGACAGACCCCGACGAAACCGAAAACCCCGAAGTTCCACAGGAGGAACCCATGGAAGCCACACCCGCACAGGCAGACGTCGTCGAGGCAGCTGCCATTCCCACCCCGGCACTGCCGGCCCAGCCCAAGCGCAAGTTCGCCATGCCGTCCGCAGGTGAGTATCTCGCCGCGTACCACATCGGTGGCGACACGTTCCGCCGCGTCAACGAGGCGTTCGTTGAGGCCGCCCGCGAGAAGCAGACCGCCCTGCAGGCCGCAGCTGGCGACGTGCTTACGACCGACACGCCTGGTCTGCTCCCGGTGCCCGTGCTTGGCCCTGTGTTCCAGGACTTGAACTACATCCGCCCGGTCGTCGCAGCCGTGGGCGCTCGCGCGTTCCCCGACGGTGGCAACAGCAAGACCTTCATTCGCCCGACTTGGACGACCCATCCGACGGTGGCAACCCAGAGCCCCGAGCTGAACCCGGTGTCGGCAACCACGCCGGTCATCGCGTCCAACGTCGTCAGCAAGACCACGCTCGCCGGTCAGGTCACTCTGTCAGTGCAGGATGTGGACTTCACCAGCCCGGCCGCCATGGAAATCATCCTGCGCGACCTCGCCGGCCAGTACCTGCTGCAGTCCGACAACGTCGCGGCCGATGCAATCACCAGCGGCGCATCCGCATCGGGCAGCACCTGGACGGTCACCGCAAACGACCCTTCGTCGCTCATCTCGGCGCTGTACGACGCCGCTACCGACATCCTCAACGCCACCAACTTCTTGCCTGACCACCTGTTCGTCAGCCCGGACGTCTGGCAGAAGCTCGGTTCGCAGCTCGACGCTGACAAGCGCCCTATCTTCCCGTACGTCGGCGCAGCCGGCCTCATGGGCGTCAACGGCATCGGCTCTGCAAACATCACGGTGGCCAACACGTTCAACCCGTTCGGCCTCAACCTCGTGGCAGACCGCAACTTTGCGGCCGGAACGCTGTACGTCGCCCGCGGCGCAGCAATCGAGTTCTACGAGCAGGTGCGCGGCCTCATGTCCGTCGAGGCACCGGGCACCCTGGGTCGCACGTTCAGCTACTACGGCTACGTCAGCACGTTCATCGCGGACGCCGACCAGGTCAAGTACATCGTCGTCAACTGACCGACCGGCAGGACTAGCACCATGGCCGTGTACACCGTCATCGCGCACCAGCGCCTGAACGACTACGCGGTCGTGCAAACCCTCACAGACACCGACATCGAGCCTGGCCAGACAATCACGCTGGCCGGGCTTGGTCACGGCCTGAACGGCACACACACTGTCCTGTTCTGCCCGCAATACCAATTTGACGGCATTGACGGCACAACCGGCGAATGGATGTACAACCCCGAGGTGCCACGCGCCAACCAGGTGTTGTTTTACGACCCGGGCGACAATCTCGAATTCACCACGGCCGTACCGACAGGCACTCTTACCTGGACGTTGACCTGCACCTGGGCCACAAACGCCAACGTGGAGGAATGGCTGGGCATCGCGGTCGCTACCGCAAACGACACCGCGTACATAACCAAATGCGTCTCGGCTGCCAACAGCTTTGCGTATCGCCGCCGCGTCGAGTCTGGCTACCTGCAGGACAGCCTCACCACAGCCCCCGACGGCGCAGCCCTGCTCGGAACCGTCATGTATGCCGCACTGCTGTACAGGGAACGCGGCAGCGCTGACTCGTTTGCGTCATTTGATGCCATGGGCACCATCCCAGTGCCCAGCGCCCTCGGCCGCATCCTGCAGCTGCTCGGCGTCGGCCGACCCCAGGTCGCCTAATGCCCGTCTCAGGCATTCTCTGGGACGCGGTAAACGCCACCAGCACCGCCATAGCGGGCCTCAACACCGGGTACGCGGTCGTCACCGACCCGCGCAACGCCCGCCCCATGACGTTCTTTCTGGAGCTGCCAACCGTTGAGGCGTTCACCTACAACGTCGGCGACATCACGTTGCGTATCAGGATTTGCGCCCCGCCACCCGGCAACCAGGACGCCAGCAACTTCCTGCTTACATTGGCGGACACCATCATGAATTCAGCAATAGCCGTGACAGACCTGCGCCCAGGTGTCATGATTATTGGCGGCGGACAGGAGCTGCCGACATACGACCTGACCGTGCGGGTGGCCGTGCGGCGCAACTAAAGGAAACCCAATGCCAGCAACATTCCTCTCTAACGCCACGGTGAACATCACTCAGGGCGCGACCACGACCGACATGTCCGACCAGTGCCGTTCGGTCACCATCACGGTCGGCACCGACCCGCTGGAGTCCACCGCCATGGGCGACACCGGCCACCGTTTTGTCTCGGGCCTCCAGTCCGTCGAGGTCACGCTGGAGATGTTCCTCAGCTACGGCGCAACCGAGGTTGAGGGCGTCCTGGCATCCTGCAACGGCACCGGCACCACCGTGCTGACCATCAGCCCGTCGGGCACCACCGAATCGGCCACCAACCCCGAGTACGTCATCACGAACTGCATGCTCCAAAACTTCACGCCG